GCGTACTGCAACCGGGCAGGCATCACATGGGTGAGCCAGACCAGGCTAGCCCAGGAGCTAGGCATTAGCCAGCAAGCGGTGGCCAAGCAGTTCAAGCAGCTTAGAGACCTGGGCTACTTGGAAACCGTACGCAAAGGGTTTAAGGGCGAGCGCACCGACACCCTGCGCGTGATCTTCGATCCATCCATCACAGCGGAGCAAGCCATCACCATGACCAGCAACAAGGAGGACACCAGGCCGCCGGCGATCAGAGAGGAACAAGAACGCCAGGCCCAAGAGATTGACCGAGAGGGTCAAGCAAGGATCGCCAGGCTGATTAGCAAGGCACTCAAGCAACCACTGAAACAGGAGAAAACCATGCCCACATCAGGACAGACCAGAACGGTCAAAAAGATGAAGGAAGACATCGCCAAGACCAAACAGAAGCGGTCATCAGGTACACCAAAACCTGTGGACAACAGTGTGGACAACCATGCTCACATTCACAACCCACAGGTTGTACATGCAGAGGGTCTACATTCACAACCTAATCACAACCTGGAGGTTGTAGATAACACAGGAGAACACATAAGAGTAAACCTATATAAGGTTAATACTTTAAATACATTAAGAGATAACCGGTTAGTTCTGCACAACCAAACGATCAAGCAGCTGCTCGACTTCGGACTGACCGACCAGGACATCGATGACGGCCTGACAACCCTGCTGGCCATCTACGCAGCCGAGGGGATCACCCCGAAAGAGCAGCACCTGGTTGATGGATTGATGCAGATGAAGCGGGATGCTGCATGACCGAAGGCACCGCCAAGGCACCTAGATCGATCCATACGGCGCGATCACAGGCTGGTTGGCACATGGGTAGCATCACCTGCATTCAATCGCTTGTAGGCCGTTTAATCGGTTCTGTACACATTGCATACGAACGTATGGATTTTGTACAAGCAGGGGGCATGCTGCGACGTGTGCCCTTGGAAGCAATCGCAAACCATATGCGCAGGCATGACGCTCGCGATACCGGGCGCGTTGACGGGCGCGATAAAAAACGACCCTTCCCCCCTCCCCCTCACCGTAGCGATAGGGGGACTTCCCACAATTTTTCCCAGCATTCCGCTGGAATTTGTACACTCGCCATTTGAAAGGATTGATTTATGGCATACGAACTGAAACCTGGACAAGGCAAAGCCTTTGTGAACAAGACCAAGACCGAGGACTGGCACGCGCCTTACTCTGGTGAGGTGGTTTTGCCTGATGGCTCGCTGCATTACCTGGAGATCACGCCTGGCAAGACGCAGGCTGGAGAGCATTGGTTTAGGGTGAAGATTGGCAAGCCCAAGCAAGCCAAGCCTGCTGTGGCTGCTCCGGTGGCGCAGGTGTCTGAAGACTCTGACATACCGTTCTGATGGCAAGCCGTAAGCAGCCGACACAGATACCCAGTGTTGCTGGCTGGGGTGGCACCAGGTCGATTGAGCGCAGGCTTGAGAGATCGTCCACCTTGGCTGGCAACCGGGAGGCTGTGGCTTATGCGCTCTTGTGCATGGCCAACACGAAGATCAGCGACATCATGACTTGGGATGAGTCTGGGAATGTGACAGTGAAGGCTGCGCACCAGATACCCGAGCATGCGCTGACTGCGATCAAGTCGATCAAGCAGAAGGTTGACCGGGACGGTAACTCAACGCTTGAGATCGAGCTGTATGACAAGGTCGGGGTGCTGCGCATTCTGGCCAAGGCTTCGGGCTTGCTGGACAACCCAGATGAGTCTGACAAGCCATCGGTGATTGGGATCAACATCAAGTCCCCGATCAGTGACATTGTTGACGTGAAGGACTGACATGACCCTTGAGAAGCAATTGGTCGAGAGGATCATCGACGTGCTAAACCTAGAACTCGACACTGACCTGTCAGACCGGGCCTGGGAAGACATCTGCGACAAGAAGCTGGAGCTGCGGCAAGAGCTGCGTCGGCTGATTGGGGATCGATCTTGCCCGCCATGCCATGGAAACTGTTTTCAAGGGCGTAACTGCCCAGCAAGGAAGTAATGAGCCGCACTAAAGAACAAAGCTCCAAGCAGATGCCCTCAACGGGGCTGAACCTGGACTTCAGCGCCAGCCCGGAAGTCTGGAATTTTTTGCAAAGCAATGCGTTTGTGCGCGGCATGATGGGGCCGGTGGGGTCGGGTAAGTCCTACGCCTGCGCTGCCGAGATCATGATGCGTGCTGTCAAGCAAAAGCCCTCGCCCATTGACGGCATCCGCTACTCGCGGTTTGCCATTGTGCGAAACAGCTACCCCATGCTGAAAACCACCACGATCAAGACCTGGATTGATCTGTTTCCAGAGTCCACGTTTGGGCCTTTACTTTGGACACCGCCAATCACCCACCACATCAAGCTGCCCAGCCGGGGTGATGCAGCCGGCATTGACTGCGAAGTGATCTTCCTGGCCCTTGACCAGCCCAAGGACGTGCGCAAGTTGCTGTCGCTTGAGCTGACGGGTGCCTGGGTGAACGAAGCCAGGGAATTACCGAAGGCCGTGATCGATGGATTGACCCACCGTGTTGGCCGTTACCCCACAAAACGAGATGGCGGCGCCACCTGGTCGGGCATCTGGATGGATACCAACCCGATGGATGACGACCACTGGTGGTTCAAGCTGGCCGAGAAGGAAAAGCTCACCGGCCAGTTTGCCTGGAAGTTCTTCAAGCAGCCTGGTGGCGTGGTGCCGGTCGATTCTGAAGACCTGCCCGAGATGCCCGAGGCCAACGATCACATCTTTGCTGCCAACAAGTGGTGGCGGGTTAACCCCAAGGCCGAGAATCTGAACAACTTGCCTGCTGGTTACTACCTGCAAATGCTGGGCGGCAAGACGCTGGACTGGATTCGCTGCTATGCCGGGGGCGAATACGTCTATGTCCAGGAAGGCAGACCCGTCTGGCCAGAATACGACGACTCTGTCATGTCTGGCGACACCGACATTGACCCCAATGTGCCCATCCAGGTGGGCCTGGACTTTGGTTTGACCCCTGCCGCCACCATTGGCCAGCGCCTACCTAACGGGCGGTGGGTGATTCACCAGGAAATTGTCACTTTTGACATGGGCCTGGAGCGGTTTGGCACGCAGCTGCTGGCCGAACTCAACGCTCGCTACCCCAACCACCAGGTTCTGATCTGGGGTGACCCCGCCGGTATGGCCAGGGACGCCATCTATGAGGTCACAGCGTTCGATTTTCTGCGAACACTGGGGCTCAAAGCCCAGCCAACAGCGTCCAATGACTTCAAAGTGCGCCGGGAAGCGTCAGCAGCCCCCATGCAGCGCCTGGTCATGGGCAAGCCTGGCCTGATTGTCAACCGCGAGTGCAAGCTGCTGCGCAAAGCGCTGGCCGGTGGCTACCACTTCAAGCGGGTTGCGGTGGGTGCCGGGCATGAGCGCTTCAAAGACGCGCCAAACAAGAACGAACACTCGCACATTGGCGACTCATTTGGCTACTTGATGCTGGGCGGTGGCGAATACAACCGCATGACCCGCACGCACCAGCTGGGTGGCCGCGCTCCTGGCATGGCCACCGCCGTTTTGGACTTCGATATCTTCTCATGACCGACCTGATCGACACCGTCAACGAAAAGCTGGCCTGCACCGGCTGCTATTTTGAGCCGATCACCGATTGGCACATCGAGCGCCTGACCGAATATGTCAGAACGCCCTGGCCAATCGATCCGCTCGACACCATTCACTTCAACATGGAGCGCGGCCCAAGCGGCGCCCTGTACTACAACGGCAAACTGCTTGGCATCATTGGCGTTGCCGTGCTGTGGAAGGGTGTCGGTGAGGTGTGGACGATCATCGATGACAGCGTCAAGCACAAGTTCAAGCGCCAGCTGATTGTCGGGGTGAGAACTGCGCTAGATATCGCACAGATATCTCTGTGTTTGACCCGTGTACAAGTAGCAATAGAATCGGATGCAGATTATGCAGAGAGCTGGCCGCTGGCGCTGGGTTTCACTCTTGAGGGTGTGATGCGCAACTTCGGAATGGACGGCTCAGATTACACACTATATGGGAGGATCAGACCATGCCAGCACCAATCGTCGCAGCTTTGATCGGAGCGGGTGCCACAGCCTACGCTGTCAACCGTTCTCAAAGCGCAGCCGAGAAAGCCAGATCGCAAGCAGCCGAAGCATCAACTGCAGCCCTTGCCAACGCAGCTAAAGCACGCGAACAAGCCGCAGCAGACGCAGCAAAAGCCAGAGAACTTGCGGCATCTGAGTCAGCCGCTGCCCGTGCCGCAGCCGCAACCGAAGCCGAAAGGAATCGCGCAGCCGCAGCCGCGCAAGCTGAAGCCTCTCGCTTGGCGGCCATGACAGATGCAGAAAAAGCCAGGCTCAGCGCAGCAGATCAAGCCAAACTTACTCGTGATCAGCAAGCTGCCCTTGCAGCACAGCAAACCAGTTTGACCCAAGCTCAGATCGATGCACAAAAAGCAGCGACCGCTGGCGGTCTTGAGCAGGCCCGACTATCTGCTGCACAGCAAAAAGAGATGATGGCCAGTTTGACCCTGCAACAGCAGCAATCTGCAGAAGCTGCCAAGGCCCAGCTCTTCCAGCAGCAAAAGCAGTATGAAGAGCAAAAAGCCTCAATGCAGAAGCAGGCCAAAGATCAGGCTGCTGCGCTCGATGCCGAGCGCCGCAAGATCGCTGAGCGCGAATCTGCGCAGATGACCGCACGCCGCCGCGCTGGCCGCCGCTCCTTGCTGTCAACTGCCAGGATGACACCAGAGCTTGGCCTGGCACCAGCAGCCAATGACGAGAATCAGTTGAAGACCTTGCTGGGAGCTTGACATGGCAGTCATCAAACCTGTCAACAATGTCTTTGAAGAGATCGATGGACAGCTGATCTCGCCGCTAAACGATGGCAACTCAACCCCATTTGTTCCGACTGTCAGTGAGGAAGACAAAGCTGCTGGATTTCAAGCAGAGCTGGCACGGCTTGCTGCGGAAAACGATGCCAAGATCAAAGCAGACAATGACGCAGCAGCAGCCAAGCTCAAAGCCGACGAAGCTGCCGCAGCTGCTGCCCTTAAAGCTGAGAACGACGCCGCACTGGCCAAACTCTTGGCTGACGAAGAGGCATTCAGAAAGCAGCAAGCCGATCTGGACGCGGCTGCAAAAGCTCAGCTTGATGCCAGGCTCAAAGCTGATGCCGATGCGTTTGCAAAAGCCCAGGCAGACATTGCAGCAATGATGGCTGCTGAGCAAACACGCATGGCTGCAGAGGCTGCTGCCTATGCAGAGCAGCAAGCAGCTGCGCAGCAAGAGATCGCAAGAGCAGAGCAAGAAGCCAAAGCTGCACAGGCAGCAATTGCCGCACAGCTTGCCGAGACGCAGCGCATATCAGCAGAGATGTCTGCTAAGAGCAAGTCGGAAATGGAAGCTATGCAGCGCACTTCTGCTGCCAAGCTCGCGGGAAGCCGCAAAGCTGGCCGCTCAGCAGGTGATCGCTCATTGCTGGCAGGCTACGGCGCTGCAGATACTGGCGCGCCAACGCTTGGCGGCGGTGGAAGTTTGGGTGGCCGAGGCGGCAGCCTGGGCGTATCAGGAACACTGGGAGTATGACTATGAAAAAAGAAGTATGGGATAAACCGAGGCCCAAGGAGTTGGGCAAGCCACAAGAGCTGTCTTCATTGGAGAAGCGCAACGCCATGCGCCGTGCGGCAAAAGCAGGCAGGCCGTACCCCAATTTGGTTGACAACATGGCTGCAGCCCGCGACAAAAAATGAGCAAGTACAAAGACCCCGAAGGCGGTCTGACCGAAGCAGGCAGGCGCAAGTTTGAATCGTCTGGCGAGAGCAAAAATCTCCAGCCAGGCGTGAAAGACAGCGCGCCAAGCGGTGAGCGTGCCAGGCGCAAGGGGTCATTCTTGACCAGGTTCTACACCAACCCAAGCGGGCCGCTGGTCAACGACAAGGGAGAGCCGACCAGGCTTGCGCTGGCAGCCAATGCATGGGGTGAGTCTGTGCCCCGCACTCAGGGAGCTGCCGCACGTCTGGCCGCTAAAGGTCGCAATTTGCTTGACAAGTACAAGCTAGAAAAGGAATGACATGGAATACGCAAACAACGCCAAGGGCGGCAAGCGCTTAACGCCCGAAGAGATCATCAAGCGCCAATCGCTGGCGCAGACAAAGAAGGATGAGTTTCAGCAGCTCTACCAGGACGCCTATGAGTTCGCCCTGCCCCAGCGCCAGCTGTATGGCGTTTGGGAAGGTGGTGCTGTTGGCGCCAAGAAGATGCAGCGCGTCTTCGACAGTACAGCAATCAATAGCACCCAACGGTTTGCCAACAGACTGCAGTCGGTAGTGTTCCCACCGCAGCGCCGCTGGTGCCGCTTGGAGCCCGGTCTTGACATCCCAATGGATCGCAAGCCACAGGCCCAGGCCATCCTTGAGCTGTACGGCGAGAAGATGTTTGCCATCTTGCGTCAGTCCAACTTCGACATTGCCATGGGCGAGTTCTTGCT